GCCTCTCCTGCGGGATTTACAGCGTATTCCATTTTGTCCATCAATCCGGCGAAGCAGCGGTATGGGGTATTGATCAGGGAATTGTCGGTGAGATCGATGGCGGCGAAGTAAAGGCGGAAAGGGCGGCCACGTACACGCTCGTTTTGGGCGAGAGCTATGTTTTCGGCTGGGATCCCGCTCAAGGACGCCACCAGCCCCTTGGCGACCAGGTCTTGAGTTTCCTCGATCTTAGAAAGGCCGACCAAGTTTCCGCCGCCGAAGAATTCTTTATCATCCCAGATCAGCTGCCCGACCCCTGTCCACATGCCGATCGTGCCGGAGTCAAAATACATTAGCGCCAGATAGGCTGGCGCCATGCTTTTTGCTGTTACCTGGTCGACCATATCCGGCGATAGATCACGCATCTACAACCTCAGTTGCCTGGAACGAAAGCCGGTATTGAGGTCCGGGCGCTACGCTCCATGACCAGCTGTTCGAGGTCAGTCTGAAAACTCCCTTGGCATCCGTCACGATGATTGCTGCGCCGTCTGCAGGGCTGTATCGCAAGGCTGGCGCAAATGTCAGGATTGTATCTCCGCTTGGATCAGTGTCAGCGTCTTCAGTCAGCATATGAAGGCGGCTAAGTGCGCCGGTGCCGATCTGAAAATAATCATTCTTTTTAAGGATGCCGGTCACGCTGGGAGTAAAGTCTTTGACCGCGAGCGTGTTTCCCTGCTGGCCTGCTCCATCGACCTTTGGGGATCCGGTCGCAACGCCGCGAGGAATCCGCGCCGATGGGTCGCCCAGCAGAAAGTGATTAAACATGCCCTCAAGCTTTACGCCAAAGGCTATCCAGTCTGCGGCCACGCTGCGGCGGGTAAATGGTGGCATTTGGAAATCAACGGACCAAGCCTCGCCCTGCCACTTGAATTTGCTTTCTTCTTTTGTGAATGGGCTGCGGGTCATGCCGATCACCCTGTCGATCGTCATCACGACGCTGGCTGCGCAGGAGGTGGATGGCATTGTTATGAGTTCGGACACTTAGATGTTCCCCCTGGCCTGCGCATTGGATACTCGTTTTTCTATCACTCCTGGCCCGGCCAGCGCCAGCATGGTCTGCTCTATCTTAGCAATCACGGATCCGTCCACTCCGCGAAAGTCTTGGATGTAGGTGTTTCCGCCCTTGCCTGCGCGCCAGACCGCTGCGTCCTGTTTGTTCAGAACGGCCTCGTCTTTGTGGATTACGGCGGCCATGTCATTCGGTACCGTATCGATGCCGGAGGCAAACCCGGGAAGTCGAATTGATCCAAGACCTATATTGCTGCCACCGATCGATGATCCGATCCGATTGAATATTCCGCCGAGGATGCCGTCGCCGGTTCCGCCTGCCAGCTCTCCGAAGAGCGCCTTTGCCAGTTTAGCGGCCTGGGCTTCAGCAATCATTTTGCGGACCGTATCGATGAATCCCTTCCCTACTTCCTTCAGCCCTTTATCGAATGGATCAAAGAAGAACTCGGCGAAAGCATCCTGGATGCCAGAGGCGGCGCGCTTGCCGATCTCTGCAAATTCGTCAGTCTTGCGCGCGGCTTTATCGTATTCTTCATCGAGCTTGGAGAGGGCTGTATAGTATTGCTCGACGTTGATGCGGCCAGCTTCAAATAATTTAAGCAATTCTTCTTCAGTGCGCTGGTATTCGAGGTTCGCTTTACTGATGCCGAGGATCAAATCCGCGTTGCGCTCATATATTTTGCTGAGTTCGTCCTGCGTCTTTTTCTGCGCCTCGAGGTTTTCAAGGTCTGCAGGAGGGACAATTCCGCCGCCCTGGACGGTCGCGCGCTTGGTCGCCTCGTCTTGTATTTTGGCAATGCGGGCGGCGGTACTTTCGAAGTTCCCAGCCTCACGGTTCAGCCTGTTCAGAGCATCCTGCGCCTCGCTGTAATTCTCCGCTGCGGAGTTGGCCACGCCGTCGAGCGATTCCGCGATCGGGTCAAGAATTTGGCCAAGCTTAGGAAATGATGACTGGATGCCTTCGACGTAGTTCAGGATTCCGTCTGCTGATTTCAGGATCAGCTCGTTTACGCCGAGGATGGCTTCCTGCGTGTATGCCTCCAAGCCGATCAGGGCAATGCGCACGCCGTCGATCCCGTTGGCTGCAAACTGCATTCCTGCGTCGACTGCATTGCCGAAGTCTTTACCGTCCACGCCTGCGTTCAGGAGGCGGTTTGAAAGCTCAGTTACCAGCGGTGCCAGCTCGATCGCTATCGTATTGCCGAGACCGCTGATGGCCTTGCCGATCCGACCGAAGGCATCGTTTGCTTCCTCGACCTTGCGGCTGTCGATATCGCTGATTGTGATATTGAACTTGTCGTTAAATTCGCGCGCTTCCTGCAGGCGGTCTCGCAGGTTGGCCAGCATCTCAGTGACCTGTCGACCGCTCTTGCCGAATATTTCCAGAGCTGCTGCGTTGCGGATGGTCGGATTCTCGATCGTGCCGAGAGCCTCAGCAATTTTGATGAACTGCTCATCGGGTGTCAGGTTGATTAAATCCTGGGCGCTGACTCCGATCTGCTTAAATATTTCATTAAAGCTTTTTGAACCCTTGGCAGCCTCGACGATGGCCTTTGCAGATTTGTCGAACAGCTTTGCCAGTTGCTCCTGGCCCACTCCAGCTTCGTCTGCCACAAGATCAAGCGCCTGGAAGTTCTCAACGCCAACGCCCAGCGACCGGGCGAGCTTACCTGTTTCATCAATCACGCCTGCCTGGCGTACCGCGAGAAGCCCCAGAGCGCCTGCAGCGGCTCCGAGCGCGCCTGCAGCCAGTGCACCGTATTCTTCGAGCTCTTTGCCGAATTTTTTAAAGGTTGATTTTGCGCTCTTTGCACCGGCTTCAAATTTCGCGGTGTTCAAGAGCAGGTCGACGAAGATCGAGCCGAGGCTACTGGCCATTTTTAACGCCTCCGACTAATTTGATGATGTCTTCCATAGTTGCGTATTCTTCCTCGATGCCGTAAGGCAGAAATTCTTTCATTTCCGCCTTGCCACCATTCACCCGGACTATCGCAGTTGTTTGGAGCGCAGCAGGCCGATCGTAAAACCTCATCGCGTTGTGCGGCCCGTTTTTCTTGAAGTATGCGGCCCACACAGAAACTTCAGCTATCCCCATCCTTTGCTGCAGCTCTGCAATCGTACCCCCGAGGCATAGCGCCAGCTCACACCAGAATTCCTCGGAGGGGGTTATTTTTTTGGGTCTGCCTTCAGTCTATTAAGGTCAATCACGGCAGTGCAGAGTGTTTCGTATGTTTCGCGGCGCAGGCGCATGACTTCGTCGTATGTGAACTTCTCGCCTTTTTTATTCTGGATGGCCTCAGAGATAAAAAGCGCGATCACGTTTTTGTTTTCGGCTTTCGCATCGGTATAGATTTTCTGCACTTGAGCGTATCCAAGCTCTTTTGCGAAAAGTTCAACGTCTTTGTTGCCGCTTTTAATTTTAACCGGGAGAGAGCCGGTCACATACGATTCATCATCAAGGATAGGCATGGGCTGTTAGGCTTTCTGTACGAGATCAGGGAAGTCTGAGAGTTGGACGGCAACGGTCGATTGAACGACCGAGTTCAGTGCGAGCTCCTGGGGAACGTCTGCAAAGTAGCAATCGTGGAATACCATCCAGCTGCGGGTTGTCGGCAGAACGAATTCTCCGGCCGTCACGGTTGGAGGCGCGGTGCCGTCGCTGTAGCCCATGGCCAGCTCGAACTTGGTACCGTCTTTGAAAAGATCGAAGATATCAAAGTGTGAATCGTCGTTTGGATCGAAGTTAAGACCGAAGGTCATTTGACCAGGAGTTGGCATGCCTGGCTCGTATGTCCGGGCGATCCCTTCGAGGCAGGTTGTCTCGATCTGGTCGCGCGCGACGCTGATGCCGCCGATGGAGGTCACGCAGCCGATCGAAGTGACGACCGTAGGCGTTGCTGGATTAATCAGATATAGCCGGGTACCTTGGGTTTTGAGGGTCATAGTCAAGCGCCTTTCTTGTGCTGCTGTAGCAAATTCTTGTTTAAAGCTTAATCGTTATAGGCAGGTCCGTCAATTAACGGAAAGTGAAGAGGTCGAACTGTAGGCGGATTCGGTAGGCTTGGGTTTCCTGGTCACGCTCTGTATTTCCAAATCCTATCATATGGCCATGAGGCTCAATCAAGTCTCTGATAAGGGTTGCCACCTGCAGGCAATCTGAACCCTTATCTGCCCATACGTCTATTTGCGTTGATATGTTATCTACGTCTGGCACTCGGTCGAGATAATTTTCAGGGCTTGCTCCGTTTGATCCGTAGGTAACATAAGGATATTCAGTGTTTTGCGGTGCCTGGCCCCAAGGGAAAAAGCGCACAGGGTCGGAGCCGATCAAAGCTTTGAGTGGAGCTGAAGCATTAATAATTGGGTATATCTTAGGTTCCATTTTTTGCTGCCTTAACTGCCTCTGCGAAGTTCGACCTTGAGACTGAGGTTATCACATTCAGAACCTCTGGGGCGCTTTCCTTGGCTGCAGGAGCTAAATATGGACGAGGTACCTGATTTTCTTTGCCAAGCTCAAGCACCGATCCGTAAAGCCCGACTCTCACGCCCAGCTTTGAGAGCTTTTTGGCTGCTAATGTCACAGCGACCCTTAGCACTCCTGCTTTGGTTTTAAGCACTCGGACCACGATCGAGCGCGCGAGCAGCCCGGTAGCCTCATCGGATGTCTGCGCCTGCAGGTTTGAAACTGCTTTTTTCTGAACGACTTTTGCTCCGGCCTGCATCGCCTTCCTTAAACATTTACGCTCGACAGCCCTTGGGAGGTTGTCGAGCGTTTTTAGAATATCGTCTATGCCATTGACGTTTTTAGGCATGCGTCCAGACCCTGACCAATCCTGGCCGTCCGTCTGCGCCTGCGCCGCCATTACCGCCTCGGGCTGCGCCGCCGCCTGATCCTCCGGCCATGTACCCTGCTCCAGCCCCAGCGTTGCCGCCGTTGCCTGCCAAGTTTGATCCGCCAGCGCCGCCTGATACTCCGGTAATTAAGCCGGGAACAGGCTCGGCATTATCGCCGTTTGCGCCGATCGCTCCGCCAGCTGCTGCGGTGTAGTATCCATGGGTTCTGCAGCCGTTTCCTCCGATGCCTGCTGCGGGTGCGGATGTAATCGATCCGCCTGATCCGCCGCCGCCGCCGACAAAGGCATTTGAGCCTCCAGCGACTCCGTTGGCTACGGTTGTCGAAGCGCCAGCTCCTGCAGCTCCGCCTGTAGTTCCTGAGCCAGTTGATGGGGTTGATGTCCCAGCCACGCCGTTACCGCCGCCGCCCAAGCCTCCTGCGCCAGGAGTGATACCAACCGCCGATGTTCCCGCTGCCAGAGCGCCTCCTGCACCGCCGCCTGCGCTGTTTACAGCCACCCCGCCGCCGCCGCCGCCGCCGCCGCCCCAGCCCTTGATAAGCGTCCCGAATGAAGAGTTGCCACCAAGTGTTCCGGCTATTCCTGGATTAGCGTCTACCGTCGCTCCTGCACCGCCTGTACCTGCGGCTCCAACCGTAACAGAAACAGTCGGGTCGAGTTTGCCCGCTTCAAAGAACCACTCCACTCTTGAGCCAGAGCCGCCGCCGCCGCCGCCAGTTCCGGTACCAGACGCGGTTCTCGATCCGCCGCCGCCGCCGCCGCCGCCGCCGACTGCAATCACATGGACCGTACTTGTCGCCGTGGCCCATGCAGGTTTTTTCCATGTTCCGTCTGCAGTGAATTCTTGAAAGTCGACAGCATTGGCAATCGGAGCACCTGCGCGGGTCACAGCCGCATCGAGGTTACAAGTTGGAGTGTTTCCGGCTGTCAGGGTTATAAAAGGAGTGTCTGCTGCGCCGTCAACATCCCGCGCTGATATGGCGAAGGCATCCCCAATGGCTCGGCCAGTCGTTTGCACTCCGCCGCTCATGATCACTATGCCGTTATAAATAATGATCCCGATTTTAACCGTAAAGTCTGCCTCTCGGCCTGCGGTCACGATCGATGGCATTCCTTTAAGCAGAGGGTCGTCAATGATCAGGATTCCGCCGTTTACTACCTTGCCGGCTGTATTGTCTTTAGAATGGAAAATCTCTGATGGGTTTGCGCCTGCGCCGACCCTCCAGTTGAAAGTGTTAAATGTGAACTCTCCGGTCCCGCTCAAAACTACGCCGTACCTCGGGATTTTTGCTCCGATGGTGATCGTCCAGCTTGCAATTGTGCCTGATCCTCTGATGCCCTCGAGGTAGACCACCAGCTCTCCGGTGCCTGAGTTGTAGGATACGACCCGGCCCCATCCGTAGTTTGCCTTGGATGCTGAAAGGCTGAGTGCGCTTTGGACAAGGACGTCGATTCCTGCGTCGATCGTCAGGCCTGTGGCAATCGTGAAAGTCTTGGTGCCAACTCCTAGCAAAACGGAAGAGGAAGAGACCGCCTCGACGCCACCAGCAATGCTGTAATCTGCGCTCATGTTTTTTGTCGAAACCTTGGCGGCATTTTGTACCCAGCCGAGTGCGTATCCTACGTCAGTGTGATCGATGCTGGTAAATCTGCCAGTCGTGTTGGCTTCAAAGCTAAAACCGCAGGCGGCATTTTTAAAGGTCAGTTTTCCTTCGGTCAGTGTTCTGCTGCCGGCTGATCCGCCTGTGTATGCTGCCTGAGATTGGACCACGATGCCCATCGGAAGGTTGCCGGATCCATCGCCTGCGAATGCGTGAGCTCCTGCTCTTAAAGGAAGGTCATGGACTTCAAGATCAACGTAATCGATAGAGCCTGGCTCTCTTGTGTAATCGCCAGCCGCAATTCTAAATCCGACCTGTCCGCCGCGCTGCTTGTGTCTGGATATTCCGTTCTCACAGCGACGTTGCGCTCCGATGCCTCTGTAGCTATGCGCTGTATTGTATGTCGTCGGGAATTCAACCTCTGAGTTGATTTCGTCGCCGTTTGTCATTGAGTGAGTGTCTGCTGCTGGGCCGGTGTCTCCCTTTGAATAAATTTTTACTTTATTCTCGCAGGTGCATCCTGATCTAAGTATCCAATGGGTTGAGGCCCATGCAGTTGAAGTCGTGCCGCTTGAGGTCGTGTATGGGTGACGCGCTCCCATTTCATCGCCCTTGTTCTCGACCTCGATATCGTTTCTTGATGAAGAGTATGTTTCTGCCAAGTAAGTCAGGCGCCATGATTTTCCGCTTATTCCAGTGCCGATGTTCACTGTTTTTTGGCAGGAGACTTTGACTTTTGAGTAATGTGTGAATCTGATTCCACATCCGCCTCCCCAAAGCCTAGCAAATTTTAAATCAACGTCAGAGCCGTGAGCCTGCTGCAGAATTACTGCACGTCCATGCGTCGCAGTATTAAATTCAGATGTCCAGAAGGTCGGCACAAAGTAAACCGTCCCGCTAGTCGGAGCAGCATACGTCTGCCCTCTATCGTTTTTAGTCGTGACGGCGAAAGTGATTGTATTAACGCCCGCCGCATAACTGAAGGCAGAAATTTTGCATGAAATCTCTGGTACCCCTGAAACCAGACCCATACGAATTCCTTGATTGACTAAGTATTCAAGGTTTGGACCTGTGTATGTGATTGTTCTCGATGATCCCGATCCCGAAATCGTACCTGCGAGAGGGTTTGAGCCATCGAGAGTAAGCCACCATCCGACCTCTCCGCCGATGATGGTCGGTGCTCCCATGAAAAGGCCATCTTTTCTTATTTTGACAGCGCGGTCTTCGTGCAGAGGGATGATATAAATGTTCGTCGCGTTAGCGATTTTATTTTGGTATTTGATAACTCGATCGGCATAAACGATGCCCGTTACCAAGTCCACCGATGTGACTCTAAAAACGTTTGAAACATAACCTTTAGATGATCCGCTTTCTGAAACGTGGACCGCATCTGTGAAAACCTCGACCATTTTATTAAGAGGAAAGTCTGCGGCATGCGCAGGGTTCACGAGGGTAAAATAAGAAACGTGTTGCAGCGTGGTCCCGATCTCGTCATCCAGATCAATTCCGGTCGCAACGCCTACGCCAGCCGATCCAATTTGCCGCGGGATCTGGAGTTCGGCCCGAGTGTTATTTGCCGTTTGGTAAAGGGCGCTATAACCGCACTGATTTAAGATCGTATATTCGCCGATGAGGTTCACCGCCGCTGCTGGATTTGCGTCTTTCAGCAGGTATGTTCCGTAAAGGGAAACCGGAGAGCCTTTTGCGGCCTCAACCGCCGCGACGAACTCCGTGGTGCTGTCTGTGATCCTGGACCAATGCGCTGCAGTGGTCGGGTTGTCTTGAAGCGCCATAAGAAGGTCGCCTTTCAGAACTGCGACACCGCCCAGCGTGCCTGCTACCGTAACGATACAAATCTGCCGTTTTTTTGCCGTGGTGAAAGATGGCACAGCTCCCGCTGATGCATCGTGCGTAGCTGCCGGACCGGTGTCATAATTTCCATTCGCCCAGCCGTCGAGGGCTGTCATTTTCAAGGGCGAGAATTTTCCGGTTGGCTGGAAAAAGGTTACGTCTGATGATCCTATGCCGGCGAGGCGGGTTTTTTCTTCTGCAGTGAACTGCTTTGCGGTCGTTCCGTCAGGGATATCGTCAGCAGTCAGCAAAACGTCGCCGTTTTGGCCCGCAACAGAGTCGACCGTATTGACCTGCGCTCCGGCCTCGATCCCGGTCAGCTTTGTCTTCTCAGCATCCGTGAATGCGTTAGTGTCTGGCTCGGCCTCGTAGGCTGTTTTGATAACCGCTCCGAGCGTGTCGAGTTCTACGTCTGCCATTTTATTAAGCTCCTATAATGCTTTTATTACTTGATTGCCGGAATTTTTCACGTTGTTTCCAAGGTGGACGACGTTAAATGTTTCTCTCGGGTAGTATATAGTTTTTCCTTCTGAGACCGCCAAAGTTAAATATTTCACGCCGCTTTCGAGGTCTGGGAGAAGTCCGTGAATATCATAAATCTTGCCAGTTTGAATATTCACAATCCGCATCGATGCGTCGATATCATCCCGATATCGAATTATTATCCTGGCTACGATTTCTGAGTTTTGCGCTTGTGCGGCTATAAATTCTCTCGAAGAAAGCGGCTCGATCGCGGCCCAAACGTCAGAGACTTTGTACCAGACTGAAACCACATCGCCAGTTGTTTCATTCTGGACGAGTTGTGGCCGCTCTATGGTTACCCGATGGCGAAGTTTTCCTGCTGGTAAAGACGACCTAACGGACATTGCAAGCCCCGCAATTCTCAGGCGGAGGGCCGATCACGGAGACCTTGCCCTTCTGAAATGCGATAGAGCTCGAGCCGTTTATAAGGAAAGAGAAATATGAATAGCCGCCGACTGGCAGCTGCGGTGTTTCTTCATCGGTCAGGGTGTAGGTCACGTTGCCGTTGATGTCGAGCGTGATACCGTCGCCGTCCGTCAGGAGGCAGTTTCCGCCGCATGGCAAGTCCTGATAGATCGTCATGGTAGCCTGGTATCCGCTCACGTCGATCGGCGCGCCGTTGGCATCCTTGTATGTCCTGGTCAGGGTGAAGCTCTCGCCTTGGATGATCCGGAAGTCGAATTCTTCAGGGTATTGCATTTAAACCCCCATATTCTGGCGCAGCGGGAAGAGCAGGCGCTTTACGGCAGGGTTTTCTTCGATCGAGTCGCCGACCACTTGGGCCTCGCGCACCTCGTAATAATCAGCAATCAGCAGCAGGGCTGCGAGCTTAATGGCGGGATTGTCTGGGAGATCGCGGTCCAGAAAGTTGCGTATTCTTTCCTCCGCCGCGTCCATGTAAATCTGGATGAGGTCGTCTTCAGCATCGTTATCTACACGACATTGGGCCTTGGCCTCATCCAGAGTTACGATCATTTTGCCTTGTTCTCAGGAGCGCCTTTCACAGCTTTATTTGGCTTTTCGGCAGCTTTTTTCTTTTCTGCTTTTTCTGGCACGGAGTCACCGACCAGGCCTTTTTGCTCGAGCTCTTTAAGCATTTCGTCTGGCAGAGGCACTTCGTCGCCTTGAATGAATGTGCCGTGTCCAGACATTGCAAAACTATCTTGTGCATATTTTTTCGTCATTTACGTCTCCTTAGAAGAAAAAAAGGGCGGGTTTCCCTGCCCTTTTTGTTGATTTAAAAACTAGGCGATCAGGCCCAGATCGCCCTTAACAAACGCCAGTGGGCGATAAACTGCCGACGCCAGGCGTTCTTCAGCGCGGATGGTGACCATGTTCTTGATGAAGTTGTCTTGATCTTCGGTCGAGATTTGGACGTTTGCATCTTCTCGATCGAAAATCTGAGAGCCCATCGCGAAAGCGCCGACGAGGAATTTGTCGGTGGTCATCGCCTGAGTCTCGACCACTGGACGTCTCCAAAGACGAGGTGCTGCACCGTCAGCTGGATTGCCTATGATGTAGCGGCCTTCGGTATCTTTCGTGGTCTCGATCGCGGCCCATTGGGTAGGATTTAGAACAATGCCGTCCGCCTGGTAATCAGAGAGGAAGACCTGAAGCATAGCAAGACGGATGATGTCGATCGGGGTTACCGCAACAGCGCCGCCGCCGTAGCTGCCTGCTGGCTGGCTATAGGCAGTTGCCTGCGTATAGATGCCGTTCAGGTTGACTCCGGTACCGGATCCCATAAGAAGCTGGGTTTCTTCAACCAGTTTAAGCCCGTAGACAAGCTGCTCGTCAATCATGGATTGCAGCATCGGAGCATCATCAAGAATTTGCTTCGAGGCTGGCACCCAGTGAGCGATCGTACGGACTGCTTGAGTGACCAGCTCCCATGTGTAGTCGGACTGGCCCTTTGCAGCGCCTTCAGCTGTTTGTATTGCTGCGTTATTGGTTGCAGCGAGCTGACGGACGTACTCGATCGCGTTTGAGCTTGTCCGGCCCGGAGCCATCAGGTCGCGGATTGTGAAACGGCGCTCCGCGAGCATAGCCATGCTAGGTGGTGCCTGGATACGATCGGCGCGCACGTTAACTCCAGCAGAGTTGCTGGCGCTAGTGACGGCCTTGAAGCCCATTTTGTAACGGGTCTGGCCGGAAGCTCCGAACTCTTTAAAGCCATCGCTTTCGACGAACTGCTGGCCAATAGATTTTTGTTCTTCCTGGCCTTGAACTCGGCGAGCTGCTTTCTGCTCGACCTCATCCAATCGTGCGCCGATCTCTTTCTGCGCTTGGAGAAGCTCACCCTGCTTGACGAGCATTTCGTCAACTCGGGTCTTTTGTGCTTCAGACATTGCGACGCCTTTTGAAGCTTCAGCAATGGCTTTCTCGCCTTGTTCCTTTATGTCGCTGGTGATTTTATCGAGAGCGTCTTTAACCGCTTTCATTTCAGGTTGGTCCATTTTGATTTCCTTAAAAGTTTGGGATTTTGAATGATGATAGAATTTCAGTAAGGTCTTTCGCCTGGTCGCTTGTTACGGACTCGCTCCGCAACATACCCTTGAGGCCTTTGCCAGCGATAGCAGTTGCCTGGGTTTTTGAAAAGCCTGACTCTCTCAGGAACTCTTCAAATTCTTTCATGCTCGGGAGGTTCCCGGCCATAATCTTGTTTTTTACTGCGTCTATGCGCGCCGAGTCGAGCATCGGAAATGTGACCGGGCTGACTTCGTAGAGGTCGACCTTGATCAGTGTGCGTTCCCATGTGTCAGTATTCATGCTGTATTCTTTGGTACCGTATCCGATCGAGAGGCCTGTGACAGCCCCTTCGCGCATAAGTGCATGTGCCTCTTTTGCCTTTTGGACCTCGTTTACCAGCAGGCGGCCTTCTACCCATAGGCCTTGGCTGTCCTCGCTGATGTCGTCATAAACGCCGATCGGCTCTGAGCTTTTGTGCTGCCAAAGAGCAGGAATTTTGCGGTTTTTCTTTTTAGTTTCGGCCAGCGAATCGGCAAATGCCCCAGCTGCTACGATATCCCCTCCGAAGTCGAGTTCTCCAAATATTGAGCCGTATCCGGTGAACTTTCCGGAGTCTGTTACCTCCTTGATTTCAAAGGAGACGTCTTTGTGTTCAACTTTTGGGTTATCGATTTTCATGTGTCATCCTAACTTAAACGGATTTTTCATTCAACTTGCATTGCCCGGATCAGTTGATCTGCGGTTTCCGATGGGTGCCGGGTTAGTAGCCTGTCCGAGCTTGTCCAGTGGCAGGAGGTTGCTCTGCGCTGTAAGATCGTCTGATCCCTCGACGTATTCTAGGTTCTCTTTGCGGCGAATTTCGGAGCGTTTGAGCCATCCGTTCTGCGCGCCAGAGCTGTAAAGCGCGGCCCGGCCTGCGCTGTCTGCCCTGAGAAAACCCTCGATATTAAATTGCATAAACTGTGTAATTCGCTCAGTCACTGTAAAAATTGACCGCTTTGCCTCCTGCTCAAGGTTCACGAGCAGAGGGTTGATGGTGTATTGCAGAAAGCCGAGGTTGATCTGCTCGATTCCTGTACCCCAGGTTGTCGTTTTTTCGCTATGGCCTATAAGGATTGGGGGTACTCCGAACCAGCGGCAGACTTCCTCGATCGAGAATGCCCGGCTCTGCAGCATCTGGGCATCCTCAGGCGGAATGCTGAGGTTTTGGTAAGTCATGCCATGCTCTAGGACCATAATCCCGCCAGTTTTGGCCACGCCGCCGATCTGGTTTGCAATATTGGTTCTGACCTGGTCACGCTGCTCTTTCTTCAGCTCCCCAGCCACAGTAAGCGCGCCGCCTGGTCGCATGCCGTTGGAGAAAAGCCTACCGCTTGTTTCCTCCTGCGCCATGGAGTTTCCAAAAGTATTTGCCGCTTGTTTTAGGACAGAAATCCCGACCCTGCCATTGAGCGAGAGGCCTTTGAAATGGGCTATCTGGTCTTCACTGTACGAGGTAAAACCTGTTAAATCTGTGTAATTGTACGTCAGGGAGCCGTCTTTGTTCTCCTGCAGACTCATCCTCTTAGGATCAAGCGGCTCGATTGAGACCAGCTTTTTCGACGATCCTGTGCCTCGGTATGTCTTAAGGTTGTATGAATTTCCCCAAAGAAGGAGCGATCCGACCACGCATTGCCAAAAGTGAAAGGCCGTCATGTTCGCATTCGGGCTGTCATGGAGGATTCTGTAGAGCTCGCTCTCGCGCAGGAGGACTTTATCGCCCTCTGCATCGTTTTCAAAAACTCCGAGCGGCAGCGCTGCAATGCTTTTCGAGATCAGACCGACGCATGCATAGACTGCAGATATCGCGAGTGCGCTTTCTTGAGTTACAGATTTTCCTGAGTAGTTTTCGCCGCTCCAGCCAGATAGCGCCGTCGCATCCGTAAGGCGGAAGAGCTTTTTAACCCATGTCGTGACGTTGAAAATTGCCATTTATCCCGCTGCGCTGGCAGTGAAAGGAATTATCTAGCTACCACCTGTGGGGGATTTTAACAACCATTTAGCCAAATACCAAGGGGTTTGACAGAAACGCTGTCATGTCAGGCTCTTTCTCGAGCGGCTGCAGGGCGATGCCGTCTGCCATAACCATCGCGACCATGCCGTCGATCCGTCCTGTGGATTTAATTTTATCCAGCTTTTTGTTCCCCGCGGGATCCTGCGTCAGCTTGGCATTGTTGACGCACATGTTCAGGACCGGGTTGTTTCCATGGCGGAGCGTCCGGTTCATAACTCTGCCCTCGATGGACTCGATGGCCGGGGACATATCCTTGAAACCTTGCCCGAATGGCAGAGCGTTTATTTCGAAGTCGATGCGCTCGAGCTCTTTTTTGAAAAATTCAATTCTCCAGCGGTCAAATGCCAGCGCAAGGATTTTGTGCGGTGCGAGGATTTCGGCGATGGCGGTCGCCGCCCACTCGTAATCGACTGACTTTCCGGGTGTCGTCTGCAGGAATCCTTGCGTAACCCAGACGCTGTAAGGCGCGCGGTCCCGCTTTTCTCGCTCTCGCAGCGTGTCCTCGGGTGTCCAGAAGTATGGCCAGACCGGATAAAGGCCGCTCGCCGGGTGAAATCCCTCGATAACCAGCGCGGTCAAATCGAACTTGCCGGAAAGATCGAGGCCCGCCGTCAGGTTGATGCATTCCTCGATCGGAGGCAGCTCGCCTGCGCAAGCCTTCCATTCGGATCTAGCAATGGCCGGGTTGGAGGTCGATATCCGCTGATTGAGGATAAGGTTTCGGAAGTTCGCCTCTTTGGATGGCATGCGGACCGCCTGGACGGCCTGGTCTTCGATGTCTTGCTCGCTTCGGAATAAACCCATTGCCGGGTTGGCTGCGGCCCATGCTTTGCGATCCATGAGGTCGCACCCTTCAGGCGCCGTATGCAGCTCGCAAACTATCCGCGGGTCTTCAGAAGTTATCGCGTCGTCAATGATGATCGAGAGCAGGTCTGCGTCCGTCGCTGCCTGAGTGCTGATAATAAACATCATGCTGTCCTCGTATGCGCCCTGGGCGGTTTCGAGTGCATTGTATAAATCGCTCGAAGGGCCGACGACCTGGCCCAGCTCATCCACGATAACGATCAAAGGCGATAGGCCATGCTTTGTTTTTGCTTCTGCAGAGAGAGCTTCAAACTCCACGTTCATCGGCAGACCGACCAGAATTTTCAGGCTTTCCTTGATCCGGATCAGCTTTGAAAGCTCCGCCGAGAGTTCGATCATTTTGACGCACTGGTCAAATATGATCGTTGCCTGCTCTTTCGACATGGCTGCGGAGTTCATTTTTGCGTTGAGCCTGGCCTCCGGGCCGACCAGAAATGCAAGGATCAGGCAGGCCATCAAGGCTGTCTTGGCGTTCTTTCTCGCCATCGAGAGGATGGCTTTCTTGGTACCGTGTGGATTATCGAAGACTCGCAAAATCCATTTCTTCTGGAAGTCTTCAAGGATCAGCGGCTGCCCGGCATATTCGCCTTCTGGAACCCGGATATATCTGTGAATGAAGGCAATGATCCGCTCGCCGCGGGTGAGCTGCTTTTTCTTTTTCGCAGAGGCGCGAGGCTTTGGTTTTTTGTTGGCAGGCATATCAGTTCAGGGATGGGCGGTTGATCAGGTCGTCGTCGGCATGCTGCGCCATTTCCTCTGTCGCTTTCGCTTGATCATTCCTGCGCGCCATATCCTTTTTGTTCACGCCCTGGGCGCGCGCATGGATGCTCAAAGAGCGGCGCATCGATATAACCCGGTCGTAGCAATCATTGATCAGCTTTTCCCGCGGCGATATAACCGGGTTGCCCTTGTGGTTTTTCACGATCGATCCCTCGATGCGCATCTGGCGCTGGTTTTCATTCAGCATGTTCATGGTGCGAGCCAGTATCGCGGCCAGTTCAATTTGGTGCGGTGTCCAGAAAGCCTTGGCGATTTCGTTGATGATGTTATCAAAAAATATAAGCTCCGGGTCCGTCAGGTCTATGTGATCGGGCGGCTTGATATGCAGCTTTGCCGCGGCCATGATCTTTGACTGCTCTTTGCTGCTATCTACTCGCGCGCGCTTTTGCTTTTCACTTTTTGACAATTCATTGCCCCAGCTCTCGGAATTCGACCGGGCGGCCCTCTCGCCGCGCGCGCTCGATCCCGTATTCCATCCCCCTCGATATCCCCCTGTCTGTGTACACGACAGTCGCCTCCGCAACGCTGCCCCATGCAAGGCCTGCGGCGATGCCGAGCTCGCGCTCATCGGCGACCAGGTCGTCAAGTATTCCGGGTTGGGTGTATAGCAGATGGCTTGCGATCGGAGCCTCATTGCGCATCAAGCTATCGCGGATGCACTTCCTGGCGTACTCGACGTTGGCCTCCACGTTGCCCGCATATGGGCTTTCAACAATGACTCGCCTCATTTTTTCGCTGCTCCGAATGCTTTACCTTTTTGATTTACGGCCTGCAGTCCGGTCATTTCCTGCCAGCGAAGGATGATCACATCGCAGAATTTAGGGTCCAGCTCCATAACCCGGGATGCTCTGGCTGCGATTTCCGCGGCGATGAGGGTCGTACCGCTGCCCCCGAAGAGGTCTAGAACGGTCCATCCGGGCTTGCTCGATGCCTCGATCTGCTGCTGAACCAGCGAGACTGGCTTCATTGTCGGGTGCAAGTCACTCTTGATTGGGCGATCATGGCGCGCGACGGTCGATCGTAAAGCCTCCGCCGCGTATTTAACCATCTCGATCAAAGCATTTTTGGTTTGTTTTTCGAGATCGATCCAGTCGTCTATGACGGTCGTCAGGGTAAAGTCTCCAGCAAAGTAGTGGCCTGCGCCTTCTTTCCATCCGTAGATGATCGGCTCATGCTGCCAGTTATAATCCTGCCTGGATAGCGTTGCCGTCTGTTTGGCCCAGATCAAAACCTGCGAAAGCTTCAGGCCGCTGGCCTTGTAGCTGGCTGTGAAATTGAGCCGCTCGCTGTCGGCATGCGCCACGTAAATGCAGCCGCCA